CAACGCCTCTACTGCGAGGCTGGTGGATTACGGGCAGTCTGCAAGACCTGCCATAAAGAGAAGAGTTTGGAGGAGCGTAGGGTTCGGAACGAACATAGGAGGAATGCGAAAATAATTTAGCAACACGTTGTTGCAACCCTTCCGCTTGGCGTTTTGTTTTGGTAGGTGAGCGTCGAGCGGGAGGTCAAATTTTAAAATGATCACATTAAACACAGCGGAACAAAGGCTAGCTAAATTCGTAGCCAAAGAACGCCATCGTCACAATAGGCTCAACGGCATAACCAATCGCCGCATGGGTCCTCAGTCAGACGAACAAACCGATCTGGAGGGAATGGCTGCTGAGATAGCGTTTGCCAAATATGTGAATGTTTATCCAGACCTAGACACTGATGGTGATGAGCATCCAGTATATGATGTAATGCTGTATGATGGCAAACTGGTTGATGTCAAATCCACCACCTACCCAACAGGCCGACTTATAGTGGCACCTTGGAAAAATGTGGATGCCGTGGATGTGTACGTGTTGGTCGTCGGGACATTCCCCTCCTACCGCATTGCTGGAGCCATAGAAAGCTATCGGCTGATTCGACCCCACAGGATGAAAGATTTGGGCCATGGCAAAGTGTTTGTGGCCACCCAAGATGAACTCAAACCCATCCATGAATTATGAGGGAGTTCGATCATCTCAGGATTATGGTAAGCCCTCAAAGCACCTGCGGCAAAAGAGCGGTGGCTGCTGGTTGCTATGTTGGAGAGAAGTTTATTACATCTGCCAACCATTGCGAATACACCGGACACGTATGCCCGAGGATGGAGCTTGGATCGGGCGATCAGCCAAACCTATGTTCGTCCACCCACGCCGAGATGGGTTTGCTAAATAGATTGAGGACAATAGACCTTGACATCCTGCCTTCCATTGTTTGGATTTATGGCCATTATTATGCCTGCCAATCTTGCTCCAAAGCATTAGCCGATTTCGGAATTAGAGAAATTAGAATAAGACAAATATGACATCAATTACCATCGAAAACAAGTATGGCCATTGCGAGGTAAGTATGCACGACAACGACTTGACCATCGACGAAATGATCGAGCTGTTCGAGCAGGCTCTCTCTGGTATTGGATACCACTGGCAAGGAAACATCGAGTTTATACCCAATTATGATATTACGTTCAACTCCACAATACAAGATTAGGATTTTGCCAGAGGATAGCGACGAACGCAAAAAGTGGCCCATCTATTCGGGTGTACTATCTCCGTTCCCTAACGCCATCGCCGCCATCGCTCACCAATCGTATTTTGGCAATGAGAAGCATTGCGATGAGTCTGAACCCATGCACTGGGAATTTGATAAATCTAACGACCATCACGACTGTTTGATGCGTCACCTCCTAGAAGAAGACTATGTGGCCGTCGCTTGGCGCGCCTTAGCTCTCCTTGAAACAAAAATGCAAGAAAAACATTATGAAACCTGAAGATATAACAGACGAACAAGTAAAAGAAGCGCTCATCGAAAAAACATTCAACCAGCAATCTGTGCTGGATGTTTTTGCGTCTTTGTCTACCAACGCCTACATCCACTACGCCCACCAAGTGGCTAAGGAAAAGGTGAACAATACCTGGGAGAATATCACCGGATCCCAGATTGACGAGTTGAAAGCTCAGATGGTCGCTGAATCAAAAGAGCAGAAGAATACTGATGAAAGTTGAGTGGGGTGAAGTGGCTCAGTGGTCCAAGTTTTGGATGTCATCTGATTCGGGAATACCTAGATCCATTTGTCCCCTAATTGGCGGCCCAGCAAATCGTAGCATATTGCCCCTAGATCGCCAGAAAATAACGGTGGAAAGGGGTGGGTGTTCCTATCATTTGCAAGAAGTTAATATCGATGGCGAGGTTTTTACGGCCTACAGATGCCATGGATTGTTTGACACTGATTTCTACAAGATGCTGAAACTTTGGTTGGTAGGATATTATGAGGAAAGAATAAATGAACTTTCCGAAAATAAACTGGAGATAGCTTGACTCTCACTTTTCCATCCCCACGATGTTCTTTGTTTTTATGTTAGTCATCATCACAACATAGGTGGTTTGTATTCGTTCCCACCTATAGCAAGGGGAACCCTTAACAGGGTTCCCCTTTTTTTGTGTATGACTAACTGCCCGATCCGTAGATGTCGGGCCTGACGATGCTTACTGGCCTGCTGGCAGGTATGGGATCATATCTCTTTCGAGTATGCCTAGTCTTTGTAGCTCTCGAATGAGAGGGGTATTCGATCGCGTCAAGCGGTATGGACCATTTGGGTCTGTCAATCGACGTAGGCGATCCTCCTTGTCCATTTTCCTTAGTAGCATTAGCGATGCTGGCATAGCAGGTTCGCCCCGGCGGGCTTTCCTCACCATCCGCTTATGCATGCTTAGTAAATTCTTAACCTCCCTTGGATCCACCTGTCCACGCATAGCCTGTATGGCCCTTAGGCGTTGTTCTGGGGTATCTCCGAGGGATTCATACACCTCTGTCTTGGTGACAGGTTCTTCGTATGGCATCGGGCTGTAGTAGCCTGTGATAGATTCAAACTTATCGTTGGTCGATAGGGCTGTCTTATCTAGGACATTGAGAGCTTGCTCCCCATCCAATCCCAACACCTTCAAATTGTTATAGTGGCCCGTAATCTTCTTGAGGATGCCTTCACGGTTCTGGTTTAGCTTTACGTAGTTCTGGTCGTATTGCTCCTTGATGTCATACTTCCGGCTAGTGCCAAGCAAACCCTTGGCATTATTGATAGCCGTAGCATCTGGGGCCAGTCGCCGGGCTGCATCACGCTCGATGTCGTATTCCTCCCAACGGACACCCATCAATCTACTCATCATAGCCATTGTTCCTAGAGCGTTCTCAGATCCTCGGATGGTTTTATTCCACTTCTCTAGTTCTCGTACCACACCAGGTTCGAAGGCAGCTTGTATGAACGCCCCAATGTTGTCCATGTATCTATTAACCATACCGGGATCCACACTAATGTCACGGCCATTGGCATCCTTTCCATATAGATTGCTGGCTGCTTGCAAAAGGAATGTACCTTCGCCCAAGAAGTTTTCTTTTAAAAGTTTTGGTAACACCTCTAATGGATCATCTTTAAATCCTGAAACAAAAGCAGATGTCATAAGGGTTTGCGGAACCAAGTATTCAGTGTCTATATACTTACCTGTCTTTCCATCCGCATTCGGAATGTAAAGGAGTCGCTTGCCTCTGTGCCAGCTTTTAGCCACTGTCTCGTTAAGGGCCAGCTTCTCTTCGTCGGATAAGTTCTTGTATTTGTCTCCAAACAAATCCTTAGCCTTGCTGCCAACCATCTCCACCGCTGTTCCTGCACCCGCCATAACTCCGGTAAATGCAGCAGCTCTTTTCATTCCCAGTTTTCTCAATCGACTAACCGACTTATCATCGATCTTCACTCCATCAAGACCTAGTTCAGCTAGGAGCTTGGCTGGGTTTTTCATCATCATAACTGCGTACCTGCCTTGATTGTAGGTGTTACGCATAAGCTCTGCTGTGAAGTTGATGAAGGGACTGGTAATACCTATCTGAGAGAGTTTCTTCAACACCTCCGGCACCTTATCGTAGTCTTGGAAAGTGTTGCGTACCATGCGCATAGCAGCTATCTCTAGCTTATCCCTGTTTCTCTCATTGGCTAATTCAGGTATGGCTTTCTTCAACTGCCTCTGGGTTCCTTCCCATGCAACGTAACGCATGGTGGTATCACCAATGTTATACACCTTGCTGAATGGATCCGCTATGGTTTGCACAGCATCTCCAAGTAATCCACGCTGACCAGCTTTCCTAATTTCGCTGGTCATTACGTTAGCGCTACCGCCTCCAAGTTCCTGAAAGCGAATCAACCTCTTAAGGTTGGCCTTACCCTTTTCCCCTTTTCCGAGTACGGCTTTTCTTATCCCGTCAAACTCGGACAGTCCAAACCTGAGTCCCTTTCCAATACCAATGACTGGGTTCACTCCCGACGCAAAGACAGAAGAGAAGTTACCAATGAAGTTGGGTGCGTAGGATGCTGGGTTAAATATGGTTTTAGATATTTTAGATAGAGCGTTTAGATTCTTTAGAAGATCCAACGTAAAACGACCCACGGAATTATTCATCAAGTATCCAGTGTCTGAATAAAAGATATCTCGGAGTGCGTCATTGACCTCCTTGGGTACTTTAATATCCTGCATTACCTCTGCACCATATGCAGTTTGGGTGAGGATGTCTTCGGTAGCATCACTAGCATCTAGCCTTAATGCCATCTTCACTTCATTCGTTCTGAATAACTTATTCAATGCATCGTCTGTTTTCAACGCATTGACCAGCCTAGATGTCTTATTGATCGTCTGAAAAATCTTTTCTCCGGGATCAGTTATTTCACCAAGATATTCCCTAAGCTCATCGCTGATATTGCCACGGCCTTCCAGTATTCCTTGTGCTTGAAATTTTATTTCCTGTTTGTCGGCTGCACGTTTCTGGGCCAGACTAGGGTCATCCTGCATTTTCTTCGCACTATACTTCTCCCTTTGGGCCATCTCTTGTGTGGCTTGCTTTCTGGCCCTTACCAACACTGCACTATCATTAGCATCAAGGTTTTCCCTTTTTGCTATTTGCTTGGCTATCCTGCGTTCTTCGCCGGCGATCGCTTTCTGCTTTAGCTCCTCGCTTGGAGAATATCTCTTATCGGCATAGAACCTAAATGACCGAGTTACGAAGTTTTTGTCATCAATACTCTTCTTGATAACAGTGATGACCTGGTTCCTGAGATCCTTGTCCAGCCCCGCACCTATATCACCGCCAAGATAGGAGATGAGCTTATACTGTAACCGCTCCAATTCTTCCCGATACATCTGTAGTTCTTCACCCACCTCTTTCCTTATCTTGGCAGGTAAAACATCTAGTGATGCCTCCCCACTCAAGAAACGATCGATGTTCTCCGCATATTCCATCCGCTGGGTTGGAGTGAGTGTTGCTTTTTTAATCGCTCGATTAACAGCACTCTCTGCGGTCAATGCAATTTTGTCGGATGAACGAGTCAATAGTTTGATTTCCGACAGAACATCAGCCAATCCTCTTCCTATGTTTCTGGAAGGAAGTACACCCTGTTTAAACTTTGTACCAAGGTCCAGTAGGGTTCCTCGAAGTTTTTTGGAGGGAATTAAAAAACGAGCTATCTTCTCTCCGACCTTGGTCAAGGTCGTTGGTTCTACGTTTCCTTTATCGATGTTTACCGCTACCCGAGCCAAGTCATTTGCGTCATCAGTTTCGATGGTACGTGCTACTAAGGAATCAATCTCGGCTTCATTTTTCTGTTTCCACTGACCGTCCAGTTCATTGTAGTCATCCATTAGGCGTTTCTTAAACGCCATGGCCTCGTTACCCTTAGCATCGTCAAACAGAGTTCCTTTTAATCGATTTATAGACTGAACATCACCATACTTAATACCGTTATCGATTCCATCCCTTATTCTTTTATCAACATTCTCATTTCGCTTGGTGGATGCGGCGTTGATAAATCTGTCCAGTTTAAAGGATGCATCTTTGGAATCCATTGCATTGGTCAAGTCTTGAGCAATGGCACCATACACTTGGTTGCTGATAGGGAGCTTGGTGGTATTGATACGTTCTGCCAAACCATCAGTAAAAAATTGCCTTCGAGTACCAATGGTGTCCTTGAAAAAATCGGTCTTGTCCGGCTGTCCGAGTTCCATGATACCATCCTTAATGTCTTCAGCATCTTGGGGATTTCGAAGTTTTGCGTTTAGTTGATCTGGCGTGAGTCCTCCTATCTTATTAAACAAACCCTTCTGAGCGGCCACACCAATACCTGTACCTACGGCACCACCGAACACTGTACCCATAGCTCCACTTGCGGCAAACTCCTCAAACGTAGGGAATCTCTGCTCGTCTATGGCCGTCTGTACCGCCTTTTCACCCATGGCTATACCACCACCTCTGAGTGCTTCCTTACTGGCAAATCTGCCAAGCTCACGACCTGCTATCTTACCTGTGGTGGTAGCAGCTAGCTTACCTGCACCAGGTATTAGGTTGAGTAGTCCAGACGCAATCATGCGTCCAACGGAAAACCCATCACCCTCTATCTTCTGGGCGGCATAATTGGAGGCCATGCCTCCACCGATCGCCAAGACGGGGATGGATAGGCCAAATGTGAAAGGAGCCAAGGCATACCCAGCAGCGGATGAAACACCGCCACCGAGAACATCAACGGCCATACTGCCAGCAATTCTGCCAGCACCTGGACCCGCTTCCATTGGCATACCGGGTAACCCGGTACCTGCCTGTTGTCTCCTATCAAGTTCCTCTTGGGGTTGGTAGGCTGCTGGTAATCTTGCCATACTATTCTATTTGGATTGCTGCTTTTCGAGACGCTCAAGTCTTTCACGTTCACGCTTAGTCCGCATGTCAGGTATAAGATCTATAAGTTGACCCGGCAACTCATCTATTCCATATTTCCTAATAAATTCCGGTCCTCTAAGAATGTTCAACAAAGCTTCACGAACCTTTTTCTGTGTCTTGGTTTGTGCCGTCCCCTTTGGCATAGACCGTATTGTATCAAGTCTAGCCTCCTCCAGCTCCTTCAGAATTTGTTTCCTATCTTTCCCTTTGTAGTTTTCTATCAGTTCGAGCCTAGCAAGTTCCTTGGCATTTTCAAAAGCAGCTTGTTTCTTTTTAAACTCACGATCCTGAAGCTGTCTTTCACTTGGAAGTCCCTGAATGGCTCTAGCTTCTCCAATGATTTCCTGTGTACTACGACTAGTAGTGGGAGCAGATATTGGACTTTCCTGAATCGCACTAGATTGTGGAATGGGTCGCTCTGCTGGGACTTTCGGTCTGATTCCCGGAAGTGGGCTGCTTCTCACTAGCTCTGGGCTGCGTCTCAATAGTTCTAATGCAGCTTCGTTAATACTAAACTCCCCCGGAAGTAAGGATTTTAAAAACCCAGGTTTTTTTTCTCCAAACTCACCTCGGGCAAATCTGCCCATCCGGTCCTCTTCGGCACGTTGCTCAACCATGGTTTTTACACCACTGATGATGTCATCGGACACACCAGCTTCGGATAATTTAGATAGATATTGATCAAACTCAGGAGTGGTCTGGCCATCTTTGAGAAAAACATCCGTTACTCGGTCTTCTGGAATTTGCTGAAAGAATGATACTGCTTCTGGAGAAGCATCCAATACGGGTCCAGCTCCACCAGCAGCACCTCCTCCAGCAGCCTGTCCGCCAAATCCGTCAATAGGGTATCCATCGCGATCGCGTGGAGTGGCAGCATAGGTCAATGCCTGTTGTTTCAGAATCTCCTTTTCTTCTGAAGAAATATTCATTTGGTCTATGGCTGCCAACCTAGATGAGGTTTCCTTATCTAGTTGAGAACCATCATCGACCAACATAGCATTACCAGATTTACTGCTATAAAGGTATGTCTTATCTCCAACTTTTATTTCCTGAAGAGGGTCTTGGGGGTTGCGTTCATTGTATAGATTCAACGCACGAACAGCATCACTTGAATTTAATCCTTGAAGTCCTGCCATTAGGTCTTCTTGGGTAAATCCGTCACTATAAATTCCACCAGCTAATGTGGTAAATGCTTTACTGGAGGCTTCATCCGCTTCTCGTTGTTTGGCATCTACATCATACTGCTCGATTTGTTTTTTAATCAATCCAATATTAGCTGCCGACTGCTGTGCAATACGATCGGCTTCTTGGGTTTTCATCCCATATCCAATGACATTCTCTGCACCCACCAGCTTTACCAGAGAGGCGGAATCTGTGATTCCGGGAGCTTGTCGGCGGAATGCAGGATCTTGCAACAGCTTCTCGGCCACTTGCTGTGCAGCCTCGTTCTGCTCCCTCCTAGCAGTTTGCTGTTTCTGTTTCTCAAACTGGACACCCAATGTGTTCATGAGGCCAGCAGCGGCCTGAGACTTAGCTCGCTGTGCAGCGGCTAGGTTGGTGATAGATGGTGCCAATGCGGCGAGTGCCGTTGGCGCGTTTCTTCCTGCAAATGTAGCCATAGTTATTATCCTCCAAGTGGAAATCTGTATTGGTCGCCTTGTTGAAATTGCTGCGGGAAATATGGAGGAGTTCCCAAAGCCTGCTGCTGTAGTCCAGCGTATGGTCCTCCACGGAACGCGCTAGCTCCTGCCGACAAAATGCTTCCCAATACATCAAACCTTCCAGCTTTTCCAGCTTCTTGGAGGGCTTGTTGATCTAAGCTAAACTGGCGTTCACCAGCTTCTAGCCCGAATATGTCTGTTGGGGTTGGTGTAGCCGCTGCAGCTTGTCTTCCAATATCTGCAGCCAATGCCAGACCTGGTCCAAGATCCGCAGATCCAATAGCAGCTTGGGTGAATGGAGACGTGGCGTATGCTTCCTGTTGTCCAATGTTGGAAGTGGTCTGTGCTATGCCGAGCGCATCCTGCAAGTTCTGTGAGTAGAGGCCACGCTCTTCCTGCATTATGTCCCCTATCTCGGTGGCTAGGGCGGCTGTATCAGCCCCTCTGCCTAATGCCCCAAATCTAGCCCTTGTGGCTTGTTCCACCTGTTGCCTCTCGCGGCCAGTCAAACCCTGTTCTAGGCGTTCCTGTGCGGTCTGGAAGGCACTCTGTAGACCTGGAAGCACTGTCTGTCTTACTTGGCTTAGTCCTTGCATGGGGGCTGTTCCAGCAGCAATAATATCTGCGTATGTCGCATCTGGACCTAGTCCAAGTAAATCACCCAATAATCCACGCTGTTGTCTTGATGTTTCCTTACCAATATCGTAAGCTCCAATTTTGTCGCCTTCCATACCCAATACTTCTTGGGCGTATGCGGTTTGACCAGCACCAGTGACACCTGCCATCTGTTGGACAAAGCTTGGAATGTTTGCACTATATACATCTCCAAATCCGCCAAGTTCTTGGAGTGTCCCACCTTCAGCCATAGAAGACGGTATGATGCGACCCATCGGATCTAAAGTGTATGTTGGTGTGGTTGTTGTGGTTGGATCGTTCATATCGTCATCTCCTGGTAAAGATAGTGGTACTGTAGTTTCGTCGTCATCGTTGTTGCTAATTGCTAATGCTGCACCCCCTGTGAAAATTGGTCCTAGCCTTATGGAAGTATTCGGTAATCCTGGAACAGTGGTTCTTGGACCTCTTGGGTAACTTTGCTGAATTGTATTCTTGGTACTTGTGATTTTCTCATCTTCCTCTTCCTCTTTCTGCTTCCTCTTGGCTTCTTCCTCGTCGTCAGCGATCTCCTGTCCGCTTGGAAATCCGCCCATGTCGTCAGTTACGGAGTACCCAGTGGCACCAACATCGCCCAATGAAAAGATACTGTCGGCGTCTTCTGTAATATTTTCTTCTGTATAGTCTAAATAACCGCCGTATTCGTTTAAGTAATCAGCAAGCATGTCGCTTGCATCAGATCCATATACTGAATAATCAGGTAATTCAATAGGATCCTCCCTGATTTCCATGGTGGGATCTATGCCTCGTCTACTACTCATTACTTTATCCCTCTAGGGTGGCTACTCTAGCTTCCAAAGCCTCTATTTTAGCTACAGCTTCTTGCAATGCTGCTGTCAGGAGCGGTACTAGTTTAGATTGGTCAA